GGTCACCCCGCACCTGGCCCGCAGGTAGTCATCCGTCCGGCGCCGCTGCCGCCGGCCGCGACGCGGCCCGGCCTACGTGAGGGTAGTACCGTGACGGCGCAGCTCGAGGCGCCGGCCACGCTCGAGGATATGCCGGCCGGCTTTCAGGATGCCTGGGCGGCTGCCGTTGAGGCCGTGGCGCGTGACAATGACGGACTCGTTTACTCGGCCGTGCCGGCTTTCCTCTCTCCGATACCGGCCGAGACGAACATACGCGCGGCGCATATCGGCGCCGCCATGCTCGGTATGCCGCTCACGCCGCAGGGTTGCCAGCTCGCCGGCGTGCTCGAGGCGCTCGACAGCAAAGGGTTGCCGCTCTATGACGACGTAACCGTGCAAATTCCGAGGCGCTCGACCAAGACAACGAGCGTGCAATGCACGCTGCTCGGCCGCTGCGAGCTGCGGCCCGGCTATCGCGTCATTCAGACGGCGCAGGACGGCACCCGCGCGTCTGCCGTCTTTATGGATATGGTGCGCACCCTCGAGCAGGTGCAGCCCGATGAGAGCAAGCGCAACTGGGTAGTTTTCAAGAGCACCGGCCGCGAGTTCCTGCAGTGGAACAACGGCTCTCGCTGGTGGGTAGCGCCGCCTCGCGCCTCGAGCTTTCGAGGCCTCGCTGCCGACGTTATTTTCTTCGATGAGTCTGGCGAGCTAGACCCGGCAGAATCAGCGGATCTCATGGCCGGCGCCCTGCCCGTCATGGACACCCGCAAGGACGGGCAGGTAATCAAGGCCGGCACGCCCGGCCTCGTGCGAGCCGGCGCTTTCTGGGACTCCCTCGAGGCGGCACGCTCTCAGGCAGACACCCTCGGCATTGTGGACTACTGCGCGAAAGACTCCGAGGTTGTCAGCGAGGAACAAGCGGCCGATGAGTCGCTATGGTTCCGAGTGCACCCCGGCCTCGCCTCTGGCTTGACGACGCTCAAGACGCTGCGCAAGCGCTTTGCAACGATGGGACTTGCTGAGTTTGTGCGCGAGTACCTCTGCGTGTGGCCGCCGGATACCTCGCAGGCTGCCCTCGACTTGCTCAAGTGGGCGGCTACGGGAGTGACGCCGGCGCCGGCGCCGCCGGGCACGCCCTGGGCTATGGGCTATGACGTTGCAATTGGCAGCGCCGCTGCGGCCGTGGCCGTGGCATGGTTCGACGGCGAGGGCAATCCGCACGTTCAGCTCATGGAACACCGGGTACGCGCAGACTGGCTCACGGCCGACCTCATGCAGGCCGTCAGCAAGCACCCCGGCCTCGTGATTGGGTATGACCCTATCGGCGACAACATAGCGGCCGCGCAGGCGCTTGCACGCAAGCCAAGGTTCAAGGCAAGCAACCTCAAGGCGCTCACGCTCAAGGAGGTAGCCGCAGCAACGGCGACCATTGCCGCTGCCGTGGACAATGAGACGCTCGAGCACGGCATCAGCAGGGCGCTTGACATAGCTGCCGGCAACGCCTCGTGGCGCATGGCAGGCGGCTCGAGGCTCTTTCAGCGCATGCACGGCAAGGACATTAGCGCTCTGCTCGCCGTCGTGCACGCTCTGGGCGCCGCTGCCGGCCTCAAAAAGAGGCAGGCTCTCTCTATGCCGGCACCCTCGCTCGGATAGCTGCCACGGGCTGCCACGGGCTGCCACGGGCAACGGTACGTTGCGCCATAACCGCTATTTGGTACGGAATGGTGCAACGTACCGTTTAGTGTCTTTCCCGTGGCACTCTTCGACAAGGTTTCTAAGCTCTGGCAGTACGGCCAGACGGGCACGAGCAACAAGCTCGCCGGCCCGACGACGGGCGCGTATTTCGATTACGCCTCGAGCCTTGCCAACATAGCGCCGGCGCTCATGCCGGCCGGCTATGTTCCGCCGCTCACGCCGGCCCGCGCCATGCAGGTGCCGGCCGTGGCTCGCACCGTGGCGCTCTACTCGGCAACTATGGCCGGCGCCCCTCTCACCTCGAGCACCGAAAGCTCGCCGTGGCTCGGCAAGACGGCCGGCAACGTCTCGGCCGGCATGCGCAACGCTGAGATATTCCAAGACCTGTTTTTCTACGGCAGCGCCGTGCTGCTCACCGTCAAGGACGCCGCCGGCGCCATTACGGACGCTATCAAGCTGCCCTGGGCTATGTGGAGTATTGACGCCGCCGGCCGCATGTGCTTGCCAGACCCGGACAACGGCGGCGAGCACAAGCCCGTAGCCGATCAGTCACAGTTCATTTACATCCCCTCGTTGCTGCCCGTTGGCTTTCTCGAGTTCGCAGCGCCGACGCTCAACCATTATTTCGACTTGCTGCAGACGATTCAGAGCAGGGGCGCTAACCCTATTCCTCTCGTTGAGCTACACGTAACGCAGGATTACGAGGGCACGGCCGAGGAACTGCAGGCCGTGCAGGATGCCTGGGCAGCGGCTCGCTCGAGCCGTAACGGCGCCGTGGCCGTCACGCCGTTTGGCATTCAGCTCATTGCACACACTGCGCAGGACGCCGGCGCGATGCTCATTGAGGCCCGCAACGCCGTGCGCCTCGACATTGCCAACTACGGCAACCTCAACGCCTCGCTGCTCGACGGCAACAGCGGCACGAGTGATACCTACAGCAACACCCTGCAGGACAGTAACGAGTTCCTGCGGCTCTCCCTCGCACTGTTCACCACGGCGATAACGCAGCGGCTCTCTCAGGACGACGTAACCGCGCCCGGCGAGTCTGTCTCGTTTGACTTCTCCGCTTTCAACGACTTCACCGAGGCCAAGGGCAACGCCGTAGCGGCGCCGCCGGCCGCACCCGCACTCGAGACAGGAACAACTACCTAATGCTGCAATCCGCCGGCACGCTGCTTGCTGCCGATACCGCTAACCGCATCCTGCGCTATCTGCTACTTCCCTACGGCACGCCCGGCAATACCAACCTCGGCAAGCTCACCGCCTCGGCCGGCAGCGTTACCGTGCCGGCCGACGTTACCGGGCTGCCCGTCAACGAGGAACATGACTACAAGCGCCCCGTCGGCAACTTCGTCTCGGTCACTGAGACGCCGGCCGGCCTCGAGGCTGCCGTCAAGATAGCCAACACCCGCGCAGGAGACGACGCCCTCGAGCTGGCAGCTACCGGGCTGCGTAAGGGCATCAGCGTGGAAATCAGCAACCCCGTCATTCGTGCCGGCAAGCTCGTTGCCGGCGCCCTCGACGCCGCCGGCCTCGTGGTCAAGCCGGCGTTTCCCGAGGCGCTGCTCATGGCTGCCGACGTTGGCGAGCTGGCAGCCGACGCGCAGGCCGTAGCCGACGCCGCGCAGGCTCTCGCAGACAACCTCAAGCCCGACGACGCCGCCGGCGAGCCGCCGGCCGGCAATGAACCTCCCGCAGCACCCGTCACCGCTACAGACAAGGACACCATGAACCCCGAACTGCTCGCAGCTCTGCAGGCCCTCGTTGCCGACAAGAGCAAGCCGGCCGGCCTCACCGCCTCAACCCTCGTGATTGAGCCGCCCAAGCCGTCTGCCCTGGACTCGCTCACCGCGAGCCTCGCCGGCATGGGAACCATCACCGACCCGCGCCTCATGGCAGCCAACCTCGACACCATCACGCAGGCCGACGTTTTCGACAAGGTGAGCACGCCCGACTACGTGGGCGAACTGTGGCAGGCCCGCACCTATGCGGCCCGCTATATGCCGCTCGTCAAGCCCGAGCCGCTGACCTCCGGCATTGTAGAGGGTTGGCAGTTTGTGGCCGGCAAGACGCCGCAGGTCAACGACTGGGCGCCGGCGTACTCCGGCACCATTCCGAACGAGACGATGAACGACGTACCAACCAACGAGGTTGCGGCGGAAATCAAGACGTGGAACGCCGCACGCCTCGCCGGCGGGCACCGCATCGACCGTATCCACAAGGACTTGCCTACGCCCGGTTTCTGGGAGGCGTACCTGCGCGAGTCTACTGACGACTTCGCCCGCAAGCTTGACGGCAAGGTACTCACGCACCTCGACACCACCAACACTGCCAAGACGGCAGCCGGCAACGACGCCGCGAGTGCCTGGGCAAAGCTCGTTTTCGGCGCCTCATGGGTGTGCGAGGTGGCGCTGCCGACATACGCCGTCGTCGGCAATGACCTCTACCGCGAGCTGCTCAACACCACGCAGCTCGAGAACCTCTCGCTGCTCAACTCGAGCCTCGGCCTCGAGGAGGGCACCATTGCCAATTTCAAGATTGTGCCGGCCCCCATCAGCAATACCGCGATGAACGGCAAGGTAATCGTTGGCGCCGGCAGCGCTACCTCGCTGCACACGCTGCCCGGCGGCCCGGTGCGCGTTGACGGCGTGGAGGTGCAAAAGGGCGCCCTCGATCACGGCGTCTTCGGCTACTACGTCGTGCGTACGCCCGACGTGCGCGGCGTCGTCAAGGTCTCCTAACCAACCAGACAGATTGTCGGGTATTTGACCCGGCGAGCGGCCGGCGCCGCAGCCCGGCGCCGGCCGTAACACAAAAAAACCTCTCGTAATTTTCTAGGTCTAGCACGCTTGTCAAGACCTATCATTCGCACCGCACATTTTAGGAGTGACGACGCCGCATGTATATCAAGGCAATCCGTGACCTTATGCGAGCCAAGACCACGGCCGCAGCGCTCACCGCTATCGGCGCCCGTGGCGGCGCCGACCCGGCCACGGCCACGGCAGCCGAGCTGCGCGTAGGCACGCAGACGGGCACCCGGCTCATTACGCCGTTGCTGCTCAAGGACTACGCGAGCACCGCCGGCACCACGGCCGCGCGGCCGACAGATGCAACCGTGGGTTTCAGCTACTTTGATACAACCCTGGGCAAGTGTGTCTGGCTCAAGACGGCGCCCTCTACGTGGGTTGACGGCGCCGGCGTGGCTGCCTAATGCTCATCGGTTGGGTAGATACTGACGAGCTGCTCGAGTTCTGGGCAGACGCACCGGACTATGTGCCCGGCGGCGTGCTCGCAACGCTGCTCGACGCAGCGCACGAGGTACTCGAGGCGTACGCCCCTAAGCCCGTGCTCGACCCCGCGCCGGCCCGCTACACCCTCGCGCAGATTCTGCTCACGCAGCACCTCTGGGCACGGAAACAGGCCGGCGACGGGCAAGGGTTCGGCGCCGGCGAGTTTCAGATGAGCACCTATCCCCTCGTGCTCGAGGCACGCTCGCTCATGCGGCCCCGCACCTCGCCGTTTGCCGGGCTGCG